TTTGCATAATCTGTTGCTAGTGCATCACATAACTCCAACCTCGTTATTTCCATAAATCTCCTTATGTTTATAAAGTATGTAGGCCTGTTTACTATATATTTTCCTAGCAAATATTTCTACTACTTGTCTATCATCAACAAATAAAACACCATTTAAAGCATCTAAGATCGCTTTTATATAATTATCAATATCTGAATTATTACTACAATAGGTGTTATCCAATCTTTCTGTTTTTTTCTTTGACCAAGATTTAGGCATCTTGATATAAAAATCAACGCAAACACTCAAGAGGTTTTCAGAGGGAGTTGTTTCCATCTCACTTGTTAGTGCTTTCATGTTGTTTTTGAACTTAGTGTACCTCTTAGGGTAGTATGTAGACCAACGACTTACTCTTGGCCTGGAGGCTGGACAGGGATCAACTTCAAATGTAATCCTCATAGTGTTCACCTCTTAGAATGTCAATATCAGAAATTGCTAAAGCCAAAAGTAATCTAATTTCAATATCTCTTGGAGTATCTTCTTCTCTAGCCAATTCTCTAGCGTTTCTAAGACTTTCTGAAATTGAATCTAGTTTATCAAATCTTTCTTGTCTATACTTTATGGTCATTACTCATTACAATATGATAATCTTCATTACGAGGCAACATAATGCCCCACTCTCTAGCGAAGTAAGTATCAATATCTTTTAAGTATTGAACAAATTCAGGAATAGTAAGATCTTTACTAGATTTCTCTCTATCTCCTAAAAATCTTTCAGCAAGGTCTTTCTTAAAATCTTCTTTACTTTCTTCGCCTTGCTCTTTTCTTAGGATATCAACCCATAAATGAAAAAGTCTACTCTGAAACTCTGTTCTTTTAGGCTTGTCTTTGCTTATTGATACTGTAGCTACATCACAGTCAGGATTTGCTTTAAAAAAATCATAGACTAAGGCCTTAAATATTGCTTCTTTAGGCTCGTTTCTATAAATAATCCTGTATGTACTCATTGTATCATATTAAATTAGGTTACTTAATGTCTTTATCCATTAAACTATCAATTTCCATTTGGATATATTCGATAGCCTTTCTAAGATCTTGGATTTGCCCCTCACCTTTGTGCTTGTATGGGTATCTAGCTAGGTACTTTACAGCATTTCCAATAGGCCAACTTAATTTATGATCTATTATAAAGTTTTTAGGCTCTATTGTACCTTTAGCATAATGCAAGGGGTTTGTTATAATATTGAATTTTTTAGCCACCTACCCATCCAAAAAGTAGTGCTACGACTACTATAGCTAAAAAAACTGTTAATGATCTATTTTTCAAGACCATATCCATTATCTCTTTCATTCTTTCAACTCCTTGGTAATATCCTTATCAAGCAATTTCCAGATGATACCCGCTGCGATAATCCCAGCCAGGCCAGCGTTACCTAGAGTCCAAACAATATCTAGGATAGATCCAATAACATTTCCAGTTAGGAATGCTACCTTACTACCAAAAATTATTTGTAGTACTATGGATAAGCTGATTAATTTAATGCCTATATCTATCGAGGCATCAGCACCTTTCATTATCTTATCTAACATTTTCTCTCCTTCCTTAGTTGTAACAGAATAGGACACACCAATTTAGCATAGCCACTAAATGTAATACTAAAAAAAAATATGCCCTAATCTCTTACAACTCTTCTTCTATATATATCGGTTTATCGCCCAACCAACCAACACATTCAGTTGACTTTATAGGGTGACAATTTAACTGATCTTCAAACCTACTGCAACCAGTTAGCATCATTATAACAACAAACAAGGGTATAGCCATATAAAGTAACCAAGTTTTATTCATTTTATCCACTTTCGTAAAAATAGTTTAAACCTAAAAATAGGTGCTAAGATGTAATCAACAAATGGAAGCAATATATACTTGATATAAAATATTCCTAAATATGTTTTAAAAGATCTATCGCCCTCTAATGTCAAGTTTTCATCTATTTTATATTTTATTGTTTTCATTTAATTAATCCTTTTTCTACTAAAATTTTTTGTGTTTCAATAATTGCCCTATACATTTCTAATGATACATTTGTGCCAGGTGGTGCTTCTTTCCTACCATCATATATATCATGACAGTTTAGGCACAGGTATGCCCCATGTATATCTAATGCTTTTAGGCCTACTCCAGCACCATTTAGGTGGGCAAGAACAACAGTTTCTTTATCGGGCATACAGCCCTGTATTCTCATTGTACAAGCCTCACCCCTGGCTGACTCTCTGATTTTTTGACTTTTACTCTTTGCCATAAATGTCTAGTTCTAGATCTGAAAACTTAGAATACTCTCCTTCAAAGCTACATTTGACAAAGCCTGATTGCCCCATTCTATTCTTAGCAATAATCAATTCTGCTAGTCCACGATCAGGAGAATCATCATGATAATAATCATCTCTGTATACAAACATGATTGTATCTGCATCTTGTTCAATTTCACCAGATGATCGTAAATCGCTCATAAACGGCCTTTTATTCTCTCGGCTCTCTACCCCTCTACTCAATTGAGAAAGTAGAATTATGGGTATCTGAAGGAGTTTAGCGAGGTGTTTTAACTCTCTAGTGATGTTTCCTAACTCAGAAACCTCATTACCCTTATTATATTTCATGATCTGTAAATAATCTATGAGTATTATATCAATTTTTCGTTCCGAGTTTAGCTTTTTTGATATAGAAAATATATTGTCAATGGTCAACCCTGACTTATCTATAATTGTCATGTTTTTGTCACCACACTTTGCCAGGCTTTCATAAAACTTTTGATTTTCATCTGATTTTAATTGGCCTTTTTCAACAACACTTAATGGAATTTTAGTTTCAGAAGATACCATTTTCATAGTAAGCTGTACCTGGCTCATTTCAAGAGAATAAAATACTACATTTTTTGTATTGGATAAAAAACTTGCTATGTTTAATGCTAATGTAGACTTTCCCATTGATGGTCTACCCGCTAAAACATTTAATGATCCCTGTCTAAAGCCGTTTGTTAGGGCATCTAAAGATTGAAAGCCACTAGACAAACCTGTGCCATGTTCATTAACATCTTCAATGTAATCTATTGTTTTTCCTACAATACTTTTCATTGAATCATCAGCCTGGTTTAGTAAATCCGATTCTAAACTGTGAATTGTATCAACAGTTTCTTGATAATTGTCGTATTCTATTTTAAATTTAAGCTGTTCAATTTCATTTTTGATTCTACAAGTGCGAATATGTTTAGCATAAACACTAATATTTCCTGTGCCAATACATTGTTCCATTAAACCCGCTAAAAATGGGAAATTATTGTATTCTGTTGTAGATCTTTGTTGTTTGTTTTTATAACCCCATTCCCTTATCCAATGTCTTAATGTCAAAGGGTCTACAGGCTCATTTTTATCAATCATATCTAAAATATGCTGATATAAAATACTTAAATGTTTATTTGAAAAATCAGAAGCAGATAAGCCAGATCCCGCAACTTCATCTATACATGACGAGTCTAATAATAGACCACCTATTACAGCTTTTTCTGAGTCAAAAGAATCAGTTAGATTATCTAATTCTCTATAAAGTGTTTGTTTTGTTTGCTCCATTATCATTCTCCATTTTTTTATAATCTTCAGGGTCGCTACTCCCATGATGTTGATCCCAAATTTCATGAGATCCATTACCAAATATTTTGACAAAATCTGCTTTGCTAAAATATTCAACCTGTTCTTCAGCTTCTATTCTAAAGTTTCCCATTTTACTCATACATTTCTCCAGTTAAATTCCTCACCATATGGTTTGGATTGTTTTGTATTTTTATCTTCTAACATCATTTCCCAATTACGCCCATTAATAAATGTTTGTAAATGTGGAATAAATCTTCTCTCTGTTTCGTTAAAGTCTAATTTCAAGTCTGCAAGAACTGGTAACACTTTCTTCCAATCTTTATGCTTTTTTCTAAAATTAGTAAATTCTGTTTCTAGGCCTCTTTTTTTACCTAAGTATCTAACCCTAAACTTTTCAAACAATTCTTTTTCTCCAGGAGAAACCTTCTCTTTCTCTTTAGGTATCTCTTTCTCTTTAATATCGGTATTCATTTCCGTATGTTCGGAATCCCGTAAGTACGAAAAAGGATATATATGGAACTCATTGCTACAAAACCTATTCTGATCGTCTTTTAGCCTAACTACACGATATAAACCCGCCTTTCTTAGACACTTCATTGCTTTTAGGTATTTTAGTCTACCTATATTGAAATGACTTCTTACTTGATCCTCCAGGACTATCCAGTTTTGTGGCTTTGACTGTAAATAACACCATATAGCCAAAGCATCAGGGTTATCAATTGATTGAACAACCTCCCTACTTAACATAAAGTAGGGAAGATCTTTTTGATGTGTTTCTAACTTATGGATTGGCATTACTTCAACATTAACTTAACAAGTGGATCAGTATACCAGTTTTTAGAGTCTATCCAGTTGCTTGTATCAACTTTTAAAGGATTATCAGCACGACTTAAATCTCTTAGTGGCTTAAATATCTCTTTAGGATTAGATGATTTACTTAATCTTGATCTAGCACATACAACACTAGAGCCTATTCTTAAAGCCAATTCATTAGCTGTAATTTTACGACCATTATCGAGGGTATAGATTTTAGTCCAATACCCCCCATCAGTCCTTTGGTATTCAACCCCATCTTCTATTTTAATACTCATTAGAATGGAATATCATCTTCAGGATCTTGAGAAATATTCTCCTGTGCAATGTGTTCTGATGGTATAAATGAAGGCACTACATTATCTTGAGGCGTAGCACCCTGTTGTTGTTCTGGATCTCGTAAAGTAATTTTTAACCATTTACCATACTCACTTGTATTAATATAGCCTTTTAACTTCCATACCTTACCATTTAAATCTTTAAAAGTACCATAATAATCTTCTCTTGTTCTATCTTCTTCAGAACCATCATTAGTTTTAAACTTACTTTTAAACAAACTACCACTATTGGGTTTATTTTTATCTTCCATAATTACTCCTTGTAAAAAAAGGGATCATATCGTTGATCCCCAAAACGCTCTTAATTAATTAATGCAAGGAAGTGGTATATGAATCCACCGAACAACCAGTAAAAATTTGGAGGTAAAAACCAGTTGTTCTACATTAATCATGGTAAGAGTACCATAGAAAATTCATATTATTTTTCTTTAAAAACTTGCTCGTAATAGTCTACCATAGAAATATACCTAGATGTTTCAATTAATTTACCACCATCATCATGGGTTTGATCCATTAACCATTCCCATATAGTGGTAGCTTTTTCAAGATCTCCATCTTTTTTAGCTTTATCTATCTTAGCCTTAATCTCGTTAATGTGATCCCCCCATTGCTGAGTTTTAGTTTTTTCTTTAGTTTTTGTTGCTCGCTCACCATCATCATCATGAACTTCAAGGCTGAACATAGACCAAAGTGCGTACCTACGATTGTAGGTTATTGAACTGCCTAGCGACTGGCTGTCCTCTTTAGCCATTACTAGCCTAATATTAGATTCAATAAATTCTTCAGGGTGATCCACTAAATAAATCCTGGTGTTTAATAAATCAATTCCATCTACATACTGAACAGTTTGTACATAACCCATACCCAATTCATATAAAACTGGCTTAATTGTATCAATTATGTTGTTAATGTTAGCATATTTGTAACTTAGGAATTCGTTCTTAGATGTTCTTTCTACCTGATCTACCTTTCCACGAAATTGCATCATAGCTTTCCAGATAGTAGGCTTTAATTCAGTTTTTTTAGTCATATTATTCCTTGATTTTTGAATGAAATTACATTATACCACCACTTTGCAAAAAATATGTATATA